TAGTGATGTCGGAGAACCCCGGCAAGGACTCTAGCATTAGTAGCCTCAACACCATGAAGATGAGCGTTGGTGTTATTAACAACGGTCAGAATGAAACCAAAACATCCGGTATCGTTACCCGTGGTAACGGAGCGGCGACCAAAGGTACTATGGCCAGGGGCCCAATGGCCTGATACAGACATGAACTACACCGAGTTGACAGATGCGATCTGCGATTACACGCAGAACTTCGATACTGACTTTGTTAGCAACATTCCAGTGTTTGTTGAACAGGCAGAGCAGCGCATCTATAACTCGGTGCAGTTTCCGTCGATTCGCAAGAATCAGTTCTCGGTGATAACGGCAAACAACAAGTACATATCCTTGCCGACAGACTTCTTGGCTGTGTACTCGTTGGCCTTGGTGACAGGCGTTACTGGCGCAAATTTAGACACCGGCACGTTTGAGTATTTGCTCAACAAAGACGCAAACTTTATTCGTCAAGCGTACCCAACGCCAAACGACACGGGTGAGCCAAAATACTACGCTCTGTTCGGCCCAACAATTGTTAGTTCAGCAATTACAAACGAGCTATCACTTATCCTTGGCCCAACGCCGGATGCTGCGTACTACGTGGAATTGCACTATTACTACTATCCTGAGTCAATTGTTACGGCAAGTACAACATGGCTAGGCGACAACTTTGACTCTGTGCTGCTGTACGGCTCTCTGGTAGAAGCGAACACGTTCATGAAGGGTGAGGCCGACATGACTGCCTTGTACAACGGCAAATACCAAGAAGCGCTTGCATTGGCTAAACGTCTGGGTGATGGTATGGAACGTCAGGATGCTTATCGTTCTGGTCAGTATCGACAGGCGGTGACTTGATATGGCTATTGCTCAAACAGCAACCACAAGCTTTAAAGTTGAGCTGCTCCAGGCGGTTCACAACTTTGGCCCAACAACGCCTAACACTTTTAAGATTGCCTTGTACACGGCAGCGTCAGATATTGGCCCCGCTACAACTGTATATACCGCAACCAACGAAGTGGTTGGTACAGGGTACACAGCGGGCGGCAACACGCTGGTCATCTCCACAAGCCCCACCTCGGGCAACAATAGCGCAAATATCCCCACCGCGTTCGTTAGCTTCTCTAATACATCTTGGGCAAGTTCAACTATTACGGCTCGCGGCGCTCTAATTTACAATAGCACGCAGGGTAACAAATCTGTGGCGGTACTGGATTTTGGTGCGGATAAGACTACAGCCAACACTACGTTTTTAATCACCTTCCCCGCCGCCGACGCTTCCAGCGCAATCGTACGAATCTCATAAGGACCAACATGCTTGTAACCACAACCAAAGGCGATATGGACGATTCTCTGCTTGAAAAGCGAGAGGGTACAGTGGATAATGACAATGAGTTCACGACATGGGTTGAGTACTGGTTAGAGGGTGAGCTTGTTCACCGTTCTGCCCATGTCACCCTGAAAAAACCAGCCGTCTTTGGTGGCGGCGAAACAGCTTCTTTTGCTTAAAGGATAAATCATGGCCAATACCCAATCAATGTGTACCTCTTTCATGGGCGAGTTAATGACTGCGACTCATAATTTTGGTACTGCACCAACCCGTGGAACGAGCGCAACCGACTCCTTTAAAGCGGCTTTGTATTTGGCATCTGCTACTTACAACGCATCTACTACGGCATATTCGGCAACTGGAGAAGTCTCTGGTGCTGGGTACACCGCAGGTGGCATAGCGGTCACGGCTGCAACTCCTCCTACAGCGACCAACGCATCTACTACAGCGGGCGTGGCGTTCTTCACGCCTTCTGCCAGTTTGACTTACACCTCGGTAACTTTGACAACGGCGTTTGATGCGGTGTTGATTTACAACTCTTCACAGAGCAACAAGGCAGTGAGTGTTCACACGTTTGGCTCTCAAACCATATCGGCTGGTACTTTTACCTTGACAATGCCTGCAAACACAACTTCCACAGCACTGTTGCGTCTGGCTACAACCTAAGCGGAGGCGGCGCAAGCCGTAGACCATGTTTGGTATATCCGCATTTGCACAAGCCCCATTTGCGGCTCTTGGCGAAAACGTAGTCATCGTTGCCCTGACGGGCGTGTCTGCGTCTGGGGCTGTTGGGTCTGTCACAGGAGAAATCTCAGTTGCCCTGACTGGGGTCGTAGCCGCAGGTGATGTAGGGACTGTTGTTGCCGAAAAATTGCAAGCAATAACAGGGGTTGAGGCCGCAGGTAGCGTTGGGACGGTCAGCGTTGATATTTCTATCCCCCTGACCGGGGTTCTATGCCACCCAGATGTTGGCAATGTAGACGAAACCAACTTTCCATTAATAGCCGGAGTTCACGCCAACGGCGAAGTTGGTACACCGGTAGCGGGGCTAACGCTTGCTCTGTCTGGAGTATCAGCCTCTGGAGCGGTTGGCACGATAACTAACGGTGGCGTAGAAGTTGCGCTGTCAGGGGTTGAGGCGGCTGGTCTTGTTGGGACGATGATCTACAGCGAGTCGTTTGCAATAACCGGCAATGCGGCTGTAGGTGAAGTTGGCTCGGTAGCTCCTGTAATCTCAGTTGCTTTGACAAGTGTCACGGCTTCTGGGGCGGTTGGTACTGTTGACTACGCGCAAGTTGCTCCGTTAACCACGGATTCAGCAGAAGGTTTTGTTGGATTGGTTGGCCCTGTAGTAACGGTTGCCCTGTCAGGTGTATCCGCTTCTGGCTCGGTTGGAACTGTAATTCCCGTTTACTGGATTTTAGTAGATGACAGCCAGACCCCAAACTGGCAAAATGTTAACGATTCTCAATCTTCTAGCTGGGCGTTAGTAAATAACGCAGAGACATCCAACTGGGCGTTGGTTGAGACAGATTAAGGATAAATATGGCTCTTGTACTTGCAGACCGCGTAAAAGAAACGACCACCACGACGGGTACGGGAACAGTGACGCTTCTCGGCGCATCGACTGGGTTTCAGTCTTTTGCGGTAATTGGTGACGGAAACACCACCTACTACACCATTGCAGGCCAGACAGGTAACGAGTGGGAAGTCGGGATCGGTACTTACACAGCCTCGGGAACTACGCTGGCCCGAACAACGGTACTGTCAAACAGTTCTGGAACACAGCCTTCGGCGTTAAGTTTTTCAGCAGGCACAAAAGACGTCTTTGTTACGTACCCATCTAGCAAAGCCACTTATGAGGCCGCAGGTCAAGAAATATACGCAGGAGCTGACGGCTCCGTCTATTTAAACGCACAGACAATTACCAAAAACACTTTTGTGCCGACAAACTACAACGGTATGAGTACCGGGCCGGTAACAATAGGTTCGGGTGTATCGGTTACTGTTTCCGGCGGCTCACGCTGGGTTGTTTTGTAAGGATTTAACATGAGCTTAGTATTACTTGGATCAACAAGCGGTAGCGTCACGCTACAAGAGCCAGCCGTTGCAGGTTCAACTGTTTTAAATCTTCCCGCAACATCAGGCACGATGGCTTTAACCTCTGACACTATAGCGGTTGCTAATGGTGGTACAGGACAGACATCTTATACAAATGGTCAATTGCTTATTGGTAACACCACGGGCAATACGCTAACCAAAGCAACATTGACTGCTGGCACAGGAATTAGTGTCACCAATGGCACTGGTTCAATCACTATTGCTAATACTGCATCTGTTTCTGCTGCTACGCCTACTGCATTGGGTACTGTTTATGGAAAGCAAACCACAAGCGGTGGCACGCCTTATTTAACTGCTTATGGATATAGTGCAGGGACTTCAACCACAGGGATTGAAAACGTAGCGTTTGGCGTGGAAGCACTTGAATTAAATGTCACTGGCACTAATAATACCATGTTGGGTACGTATGCTGGAAGTAAAAACACTAGCTCTTTTAATGTTGCGGTTGGCTCACACGCTTTGCGAAATAATACTTCAGGGACTAATAATATCGCTATAGGTTACGGTACGCTTGTATCTAACATTACCAACAGTAACAATGTTGGTGTGGGGCATCAAGCACTTAATTCCAGCACAGGTTCAAACAACACTGCTGTAGGTTATAAGGCGGGGTTTACAACAACTTCTGGACTTCAAAATACCATTATTGGTGCTGATGGTGGTAATGGACTTACTACTGGAAATTACAACACTTACATTGGACATGCTACCAACGCTAGTGCGGCTGGTGTTGGCGGTGAAATTGCAATGGGCAATGGCGTTACTGGTCAGGGTGCGGCTAAATTTACTTTTGGTCAAGGGGGAAGCCAAGTAACAAACCAATTTAATGCAAATGCAAACTGGTCACAATCTTCAGATGCAAGAATTAAAAGAAATGTCCAAAACTACAACCTTGGTTTAGGCTTTATAGAAAAGTTACGCACAGTTTCTTATCAATGGCTTCCATCTAATGAGATTTCTCAAGAGTTATCACATCAATACTACCCAGAAAACCAAAAAGATTTAAATGTAATAATGCAAGGTTTTATTGCCCAAGAAGTTAAAGCGGCAATGGAGGAACTTGGTGATACCCAATTTAACGGGTGGGATACGATGCTTGATGGCACACAAACAATTTCAAGAGAAATGTTTGTCATTCCTCTTATCAATGCAGTCAAAGAACTCAAGGCTATAAACGACACACAAGCCTCAACAATCAACGCACTAACCGCTCGCATAGTGGCGTTAGAACAAAAGTAAAGGAAAAGTATTATGGCGGTCACGATTTCTAGGAACACAGGAATTTCTCCTGTAACAGCATTAGGCACATCCATGACTGATGCTGATTGGACTGCTTGCTTGTCACGCAATAAAGAACACTTGCAGATTATGTTGGCTAAAGACTTCTGGACAACAGAAGATTTAACACCGCTTCAACAGGCGGCAGGAGCCTAATCATGGCAAGCATAATTAACGCCGCAACATCAGGTGGGCTAATCACCACTGCTGACACATCGGGCATATTGCAACTGCAAACGGCAGGGACTACTGCGGTGACTGTGGATGCTAGTCAGAGGGCGGCTTTTGTAGCAGGAACAGCAGCACTCCCCGCTATTACCACAACTGGCGACACTAACACAGGCATCTTCTTCCCTGCGGCTGACACCATTGCTTTTAGTGAGGGTGGTGCGGAGGCGGCAAGGATTGATAGCTCGGGGAATTTGGGCTTGGGAGTTACTCCTAGTGCTTGGGGAAGCGCATATAAGGCTTTGCAATTCGCTACTACTGGCTCTCTTTATGGGGAAGTTGGTGATGCAGCAGTTTATTTAGGCTGTAATGTTTTTGTTGATGCTGTTGGATATAAATATCGTACAACTGATTTTTCTTCTCAGTACAGCCAAGAAAATGGTGTTCATAAATGGCTAAATGCCGCATCAGGCACAGCAGGAAACGCCATTACCTTTACTCAGGCGATGACTCTGGATGCAAGCGGTCGATTGCTTGTGGGTACTACGAGTGCATCTAATGGTTCTCACACATTTAAAATAGCCAATAGTTCAAGAATGGCTTTTGATAATGATGGTGCAGCACCATTTGGTTTAATTGTTCAATACAACTCAAATTTAAACGGAACAAGTAATGAGTTTTTATTGTGCCAAGAAAATAATAGTGGTGGTGGCACATCAAGAATGGCTGTTCGTTCTAATGGCGGTATTGCAAACTATTCAGCAAACAATGTAAACCTTTCTGACCGCAGAGAGAAAACAAACTTTGCCCCTGCAACTTCTTATCTTGACAAGATTTGTGCAATTCCTGTTCAGACATTTAATTACATTGACCAGAACATGGAAGAAGATGGCGGTCTGACATTGGGTGTGGTTGCTCAAGATGTTCAAGCCGTTGCCCCTGAGTTGGTTATGGAAAGCAACTGGGCGGGTAAAGATGCAGAACCCAAGATGCGTTTATCAATCTACCAAACAGATTTGCAGTATGCTTTGATGAAGTGCATCCAAGAACAACAAGTTCTAATCACTACATTGACACAACGTATTACTGCGCTTGAAGGAGCACAAGCATGAGTTTAATTCTTAACGGAACAGGTGGAGTTACATTTCCTGCGGGTGGGGTAGGTAATCCTGCTAGTGCTGTAGTGGGTTTAACGGATACCCAGACGCTGACGAATAAGACTGTAAGCGGTGCAAGCAATACAATTACAAATATAGCCGCAACAGCTGTTTCTGATACAGCGAATACAAGTACGGGTTATTTTGGTTTACCTAGCGGGACAACTGCACAACGCCCTGCTAGCCCCGTCGATGGAATGATTAGATTCAATACGTCTATAAATAGCCCTGAGTGGTATTCATCACTTTTATCTGCATGGTTGCCGTTTTATAGTCCATTATCTTATGTCGCTGAATATTTAGTGGTTGCTGGCGGTGCTGGTGGCGGTAATGACAATGCTGGCGGTGGTGGAGCAGGAGGTTTATTAACTGGAACAACCTCTCTTAACAAAACCGCTTTATATACAGTAACTGTAGGTGCAGGCGGTGCTGGTTCAACAAGTGCGGCTGTTGTTGGTGGAAGTGGTGGAAATTCAGTTTTTAACTCCATTACTTCTACGGGCGGTGGCGGTGGAGGCTCTGATACTTCTGGGGCAAGAACTGGAGCAAATGGTGGCTCTGGTGGCGGTGGAGCGGGTAACTCTAGTTCCCCTGGCGGTACTGGTACATCTGGTCAAGGTAATAACGGAGGTAGTGGTTTTTCTTCTTCTGCATCATTAGGTGGAGGCGGAGGCGGTGCTGGAGCAGTAGGTCAAAACGGAAATACAACAGCAAACCAAGGCGGTAATGGTGGTGCTGGTACAGCCTCTTCAATTTCTGGCTCTAGCGTTACTTATGCTGGAGGAGGTGGTGGAGGAAACCAAAATGGTACTTCTACTGCGGCTTCTGGTGGTAGTGGTGGCGGTGGCGCAGGAGGTTGTACGCCCACTAACACACCTCCTGTTGCAGGCACATCAAACTTGGGTGGTGGTGGTGGTGGTGGTCTTAGTTCTGGAAGAAACGGAGCAAATGGCGGTTCTGGAGTTGTTATTCTTTCAATACTAACAGCAAACTACACAGGCACAACCACAGGTTCACCAACAGTCACAACCAACGGTTCGTATACCGTTTTAAAATTTACCGCTTCTGGTTCATATACGGCATAAGGAGAAAAAATGTCACACTTTGCAAAAGTAGAAAACGGAATAGTCGCCAACGTTATTGTGGCGGAACAAAGTGTCATTGACTCTGGCATCTTTGGTCATGGATGGATACAAACCTCATACAACACGAGGGGCGGTGTTCATGTTAATGGCGGCACACCTTTGCGTAAAAACTATGCTGGTATTGGTTACAGTTATGATAAACAACGTGATGCTTTCATTCCCCCAAAACCATTTACAAGTTGGGTGTTAAATGAATCCGCTTGTTTGTGGGATGCGCCTACGCCTATGCCTACAGATGACAAGATATATCGTTGGGATGAGCCTACATTGTCTTGGGTTGAAATGCCAAAATGACCCCTGATTTCCAAATTGGCAAGAAATTGTTGCATAAACCTGCGAAAATACCCTAAACGTAAGGACACACATGGCAAGCACCTACTCCCCCTCGCTACGGATTGAACTGATTGGCGCTGGCGAACAAGCCGGTACGTGGAACACCACAACCAACAGCAACCTTGGCACGATCATTGAGTCGGCTATTGCTGGGTACGTGGCGGTGTCCGTCACCTCAGCCAACCAAGCCTTTACTGCGCTGGACGGTGCGCCTGACCAAGCGCGAAATGCCGTTATTGCACTGACCACCACAACCGCAGCCAACTTTGCCGTCTACGCTCCCCCGCAGGAGAAGACCTACATCATCTACAACACCACTGCCTTTACAGCGACGATCTTTAACTCAACGGTGATTGGTAACACAACCGCAGCAGGAACTGGTATTGCTGTTCTAGCGGGCAAAAAAATCTTGGTGTTCAGTGATGGAACTAATTTTTATAGCGTAGACATATTTAATCTAACCGGCGCAGTCACTTCGGTTGGAAACGTTACCTCTCTTGGATCGTTTACATCTTCTCAACTGCTGACTGCGCTTACGGACGAAACAGGTACAGGCTCTGCTGTTTTTGCTACAAGCCCCACACTGGTAACTCCCGCACTAGGAACGCCAACCGCCTTGGTCGGAACAAATATTACGGGAACCGCGGCGGGTTTAACGGCGGGCAACGCCACGACAGCTGCGGCAGCTACAACACTAGCCACAACAAATTTTTCTATCGTTGAGTCTGGCGGCAAGTTGTACTTTAAGTACGGGGCTACAAACATTGCTTCGATGGACTCAAGCGGAAACTTTGTGGCCTTGGCAAATGTCACAGCCTACGGCACACCATAAGGAAAACACATGACGCTACCAGCATCGGGTGCCATTTCTCTTAATAACGTCAACGTGGAGTTGGGGTTATCGGGCACGACTTCTATTAATATGAACCAAGCCAGCGTACGGACGTTGTTTGCTGTACCTTCTGGCGCTATCTCTATGAGCGACGGATACGGCAAATCAAACGCCCTTGCTATTTCGTATGTTGTTGTTGCCGGTGGCGCTAGTGGCGGCGGCGGCAGTTTTACTTCCGGTGGCGGCGGCGCGGGAGCATACCGAACTTCCTCAGAAAGTTTAACTGCTGGCACCTATGCAGTCACGGTGGGTGGTGGCGGCGCTCGAAGTACCGTAAATCAAGGAGTTAACGGGGTAAACTCTTCATTCCGTTCGATAACCTCCACTGGTGGTGGCGGCGGTGCCTCCCAATCCGCTGGGTTCAGCGGCGGCTCCGGCGGCGGAGCTTCTGGATACCCGGGCGTTCAGGCTGGTGGCGCGGGCACCACAGGCGGCAACAACGGCGGCGCTAGTGGATTCTTTACTGATGGTAAATCCGCTAGTTACGCAGCAGGAGGTGGCGGCGGCGCGGGCGGCACGGGAGGTAACGGTGTTGCAGGCAGTATTGGTCAGGCCCTAGGCGGTAATGGCGGTGCGGGTAGCACTTCTTTTGGTGACGGCATAAATCGGGCAGGGGGCGGTGGTGGCTCAGTTAAAAACGCCTACAACACTGGAACGCAGGGAACGGGGCAGGCTGGTGGCGGTAACGGGGGAACGATCGGTAGTGGTGGTACCGATGCCACAGCAAACTCTGGCTCTGGTGGCGGCGGTGTCGGGTGGAACGGCGACGGCGGCAGCGGTGCTGGAGGTTCTGGTGTAGTGGTGGTTAGATATTCCAACTCAGGTGGTCAGAGGGCTACTGGCGGTACTGTAACAAATGTTGGCGGGTTCTACTATCACACGTTTAACTCTACAGCAAATTTTGTAATAACTTAATATGGCACATTTCGCACAACTTGATGAAAATAACATCGTTACCCAAGTGCTTGTGGTTGGCAATGATGATATTCAGAATTTACCATTCCCCGAAAGCGAACCAGTTGGATGCGCGTTCCTTGATACTGTTTTGCCCGGAAACGTGTGGCGGCAAACTTCTTACAACGACAACTTCAGAAAAAACTATGCCGGGATTGGGTACACGTATGATGCTGTTCGAGACGCTTTTATCAGTTTGAAGCCATATGATAACTGGGTTTTGGATGAAGACACTTGTCGCTGGGTGCCTCCAGTTCCGTACCCATCGGACGGCAAACGCTACCAGTGGATTCAAAAAGGAAACGCGTGGATTGTTTCACAGATTCCTGTTGCAGTTATTGGAGCTTAATTTATGAACGACCCCGTCCACGCAATTAGTTGCGTTTCTAACGTGTTCATCAAGCAGATGGTTTTTGTGAAAGCAGGCGATGTTGAAAAGGGGCATTCTCACTGCTTCGATCATGTCACCCTTCTTTCTGTTGGGCGGCTGCGCGTTGAGGCGCTTGGCACCACCACAGACTTTACCGCGCCACAGCACATTTTCATCAAAGCCGGGGTTAGACACCAACTGATTGCGCTTGAAGACAACACTGTGGCTCAGTGTATCCACGCTTTGCGAGACGGCGACCGAGTTGAAGACATCATCGATCCCGCTTCTGTGCCAACGTATATTCACGATGCGTACCCTGAAGGCGTAAAGCTTTTAACGAATGATTGATACTAAGATTGCCATGAATGAAATGGTTCTGGTTACTGCTCATTGGTTTGGTTTTTTGGGCAGGCGCTAAGTCCCCGTGCATAGTTTCGGATTTTTATGGGCTGAGTTGGCTAGGTGATCCCACCTTGCGCCACATGGAGTTATCTAGGTGGCTGACGACAAACGGCGATAATTGTTCAACGGATCAGCTGCTGGCTATTTGGAATAACTTATCTATGTGGGCGGGCACGGCAGACAGCGCAGAGCTTCGTGGAAAACTCTTGTATTATTTTGCAAGGGCGGCGGAGAGGGAAAGAAAATGATCCAGTTGCACAAGTGGTATCCGTTTGTGCATCCTAGCCCCTACGACGTACGATCCATAGCCCATGAGAAAAGAGCCGAGAAACTTGAGTATGAATACAAGTTGGCGTTAGAAGCTGCCAAAATAGAGAAAGCAGTTGACGCACTTGAGATTGAGTTGTACAACAAGCGGTCGCGGCAACGCATAATTGAGTTGGAAATATTTAACAGCACAAGATATTTTGACAAATACGTATGACCAAGAAACCAATCAGGAAACCGCAGATGGAAACAAAAGAAAAGTTGACGCTGTGGGTCACATTGATGGTCAGTTTCACCCTGTGCATCTCTGTTTTGGCCATGGTCACAGCGTTTATGCTTGGTCTGTGGGCGAAAGAAGTAGACAACGCAGAGATATTCAAAATGATTTCACCCGCTTTTTCTACTCTTATCGGGGGCATGATTGGGTTCCTGTCTGGTATCAAACTCATGCAGAATGAAGACACTAAACCCAAGGAGCCAAAATGATTGGACTAGACGCACTTTTAAATGTCGGTGGCAAGCTCATCGACAAGCTCATCCCGGATCCTGAAGCCAAGGCCAAAGCCCAGCTTGACCTTGCAAAAATGGCTCAAGATGGTGAATTGGCTAAAATGGCTAACGAAACCAAGCTCTATGAGACAGAGCAAAACAACCTCACAGAACGCACGAAAGCTGATATGGCTAGTGACTCTTGGTTGTCCAAGAATATACGTCCTATGACGCTGATCTTCTTGCTGGTGGCCTACTCAGGCTTTGCTATCGCGTCTATCTTTGATTACGAAACACGTGGCGCTTACGTAGAATTGCTGGGACAATGGGGCATGCTCGTAATGTCGTTCTACTTTGGTGGCCGCACTATGGAAAAAATTGCCGACAGGGTGAAGAAATGAACTTGACTGAACACTTTACACTTGATGAGCTTACATCCTCGGAAGCCGCAGAACGCAACGGATGGGACAATACCCCAAATGAAACCGAACTTGCAAACCTCAAACGTCTTGCCGCCTTCCTTGAGGAAGTCAAAACTGCCTTGGGCGGAAGACCAGTCATGGTTAACTCTGCTTTTCGCAGTAAGCAAGTCAACGATGCTGTGGGTTCTAAAGATACTAGCCAGCATCGCATTGGTTGTGCTGTGGACATCCGAGTTCCTCAACTGACGCCAGACGAAGTAGTCAAAACCATCATTGCTTCGGGTTTGCCTTACGACCAAGTAATCCGTGAGTTTGACCGTTGGACACATGTAAGCATTCCAAATGAACCATCTCGCGCCCCCAGAAAGCAAGCGTTGATTATCGACAAAACCGGTACACGGCTGTATGCTTGATATACGCCCAAATTGATGGGAAAATAAGCCATGCCATTACAAAAACTTCAACTTCGTCCCGGTGTAAATCGAGAGTCAACTACGCTCGCTAATGAGGGTACGTACTTTGAGATGGATAAAGTTCGTTTTCGTTCGGGTTACCCTGAGAAACTTGGCGGTTGGGTTGCCGACACTGGCACAACCACTTCTACGCTAACACCACCTGCGGGCTCGTTCTGGGGCGTCTGCCGATCACTGTGGAACTGGATCACGCTATTTAGCTACAACTTGCTGGGCGTTGGCACAAACCTTAAGTTTTATATACAAAACGGTAGCGGCGGCGCTTTCTACGACATTACTCCTATACGTAGCACCACATCTGCTGGGGATGTAACTTTTGCGGCTACCAATGGCTCAACCACCTTAACGATCACCGATACCGCGCACGGAGCGCAGGCTGGGGACTTTGTTACATACAGTGGCGCAGTCAGCCTTGGCGGGGTTATTACCGCTACTATCCTTAATGCAGAGTTTCAAGTAGTGTCTGTCACTAGCAGTAGCGTTTACACCATCACCTCAAGCGTAGCGGCAAATGCTTCTGATGTGGGCAATGGCGGCGCATCCACCGTCGGCACATATCAGATTACAACCGGCTCGGATGTTTTTACAACCAGTGTGGGCTGGGGAGCTGGTGGTTGGGGCGGTATTACGACAGGCTACACATCTACAGGTTGGGGTTCTGCCGCACCTGCGGGTGTTGGCCTTGGCGTTCAGCTTCGCCTGTGGAGTCAGTCTAATTTTGGTGAAGATTTAATTTTTAACCCTCGTGGCGGCGGGTTGTACTACTGGAATACCAACGCCAACCCAAACATTTTTGACCGAGGCACGCTGCTTACTGCCGGGGATACCCCAGACATTTGCAATTTTGTTATGGTGTCGGACGCTTCACGGTTTGTGATCTGCTTTGGCGTAAACGACTACGGCTCTGCCGTACAGAACCCTATGCTGATACGCTGGTCAGACCAAGAAGACTACACACAGTGGACACCGGCTGTTACTAACCAAGCAGGCAGCTACACGCTTAGCCACGGCTCCGCCGTCATTACTGCTTTGCAGGCTCGGCAAGAGATTTTGGTCTGGACAGACTCTGCAATTTATTCTATGCAGTACCTTGGCCCCCCGTATGTATGGGGTTTTCAGCTGCTTGCGGATAATCTGTCAATTGTTGGCCCCAACGCACCGGCTACGGCTAACAACGTCGTTTACTGGATGGGCGTAGACAAGTTCTACATGTACTCTGGACGGGTAGAAACCCTATATTGCCCTCTTCGTCAGTATATTTACGGCAACATTAATCTGTCTCAGTCGTTTCAGTTTTTTGCTGGTACTAACGAGGGATACAACGAAATCTGGTGGTACTACTGCTCAGCTGGCTCAACGACAATTGACAGCTATGTGGTGTACAACTACCTAGAGAAAATTTGGTCTTACGGGACTTTAGCTCGCTCTGCGTGGTTGGATAGTCCTTTGCGTGTTCAGCCTATGGCAACCACTTACGGTAATCAACTTGTATACCACGAGAGCGGTGTGGACGACGGCACAACTAACCCACCTTCGCCTATTAGTTCATACATCCAGTCTGCTGACTTTAATATTGGCGACGGGCACAACTACGGATTTGTTTGGCGAATGATTCCAGATATTACGTTTGACGGTTCATACGTCAATAACCCGTCGGTGACCTTTACTATGAGGCCACGGCAGAACCCCGGCTCAAACTACAGCACTGCAGCAAACCCTGCAGTAACAAGCACGCAGAACTATCAGGGGCAGCGGAACTACGCAGTGCAGCAGTTCACGGAGATTATCTATACGCGGGTCCGTGGTAGGCAGATGGCGTTTAAAGTTAGTTCTGACGGGCTTGGCGTGCAGTGGCAGCTTGGCGTGCCGTCCATTGACGTGCGACCAGACGGAAGAAGGTAAGCATGAGCAACCCGCTAATTCGTGCTCCGCGTCTAGCTAATCCTACGCCGGAATATAACCAGCAGTACATGGAGGCGTTACTTAGCTCTATACGCCTGTATTTTAATCAGCTGGACAATCCCGGTTCTGTGTTGGCCTCCACACAGAATATAAACAATGTAATCACTACCGCGCTTAGCTTTAGCCAGCCAGACCCTGTAACTCCCGGTTCTTTGCGTATCAGCTTGCCAACACAAGTAGACCAAGCAGCGGGCAGGCTTAAGACCGGAGACGTTTACTACGACACTACAACATTTGTGTTAAAGGTAGCCCCATGATACGATTTGTCAACTTACAAATAGGTCACGCATGAACATTGATGCTGTTAGGGAAAACCCTGCGTATAAACAAATTGAACTTGACTATGTTGAGTTTGTCGAAGTAGACGATATCTGGGTCCGTTCTTACACGATTCCAAAGTCTAAAACTGTTTTAGCTCAACATGTTCATGTGCATCCTCATGTGACGTTAATATCGCATGGCGCTGTGGAAGCTTGGCAAGATGGCGAGACTATGGGGCGTTTTGACGCCCCTGCTGTTATTACGATACCTGCGGGCAAAAAGCACGCATTTATGGCACTGACTGATGATGTGGTGCTGTGCTGTTTACATAACCTTCGCGGCACAGGGCTAGAGTCGCCAGAAATTAAGGAGTTTTAATATGCCAATAGCCTTTATATTTGCCGAAGTTGCCGCCGCTGAAATTGCCGCAGCAGCAGCAGCCGAAGCCGCAGCGGTTACAGCCGCCGAAATAGCCGCCGCTGAAGCCGCCTCTGTTGCCGCCGCTGAAGCCGCTAGTACTGCCGCTGCGCAAGCCGCCGCTCAAACTGCCGCTACCGCTGCGAGCACTGCCCCACAAGCTGCGGGTATTATGGAGATTGGTGGCACTGCTGCAAACACACCTCTTACATCAGAAGCAGTTAACGCCGCTGCCCAACAAGCTAATGCAGGGATTCAGGGGCTTCCTCAAGGGTTTGAGCAGCAGCTCCAAAATATACAGAACATGAGCCAAGGACCCTCAGTTCAAGTTGCTTCAACAAACCCAACCGTGGGTTTAGAGAGCCTTCAGAACCATCCCGTTTTTCAATCGGGTCAAAACTTATCTTCAGCTGTGTGGAGGCCAACACAGAACCGGGATTGTCC